CTTTGAGTAACATAGAATGTAATACATTCATCAACATCACTACACAAAAAAAAAATCATTCTTCAATACCAGAATCTTCTTCTTCACTAGAACTTTCAGCGCTAGGCGCTATATCAGAGTTTACTAGTTTAAAGAAAGGTATCTGGTTCTCATTCCCAAAACACGAATCTTGAACTCAACATTCAATACAACATCTTGACTTGTTTCGAGACAAAAAGAAATCATAGGCCTATCGCTTGCGATCGGTCTAATCTGGGTGCTCAATGTATCCTCAGGAATCATTGTAATCACCTGACGTGAAAGGTTGTACACAGTACTAGTATAACTTACACCATTTTCCTTCATAGATAAAACATCAATATCCAAGTTGGCGCCGGATTCACAGAAACCGGCTTTCACAAAAACAGCTTCGGCACGAGGGGCGAAAATAAGCTTGATGGAAACCAATTCAACGGTTCCGCAGCCTAATAACGCACCTTCCATCCAGGAATCCAAAGTTTTCTTGTAAAGTTGACCAGCAGTAACAGAAACATAAACCAAGTCTGTGAAATTGTGAGTCGCTTGCTGAATAACAGGGTTCGGAGCAGAATTCGTAACACTCGCGGTACCAGAAAGTTGAACTGCCATAATTTGATAGAATCGCTAAGCAGTATGTCTAATACGCCATCATGGCCGTAATAGACAGTGCCTCGCGGTAATCATTTCTAGCTTGTTCACTTCCTGCAACATTCGAAATTGCGTTTCCTGCATTTTCGAAAAATTCCTCCAACTTCGTAGCATCTTCATAAAACATCGCTGCATTGTTCTCATCCTTCACCTCTCCGTCAATCTTCAACAGTGACCAATCAACATGAGTTTTAATCCCCTCCTTGCGCAAATTGAACATGATCCTTGTCATAACTTGGTGTGCGGCAACCTCGTCTTCATCCAATAACTCCGCAATAAGGTCCGTTTTGGCATAATTGAAAGCCCACAAGTGGAAATAACCATCAATAGCAATTTCACCTTCACCGTTCGCGATTTTCTTCAAAAATCGCTTACAAAGGATAATGGGATCTTTGAACAACTGACCTCGCTTGACGATAAAGGAGGTGAAATCTCCTCTGTCAGACACATAACGCTTGTCAATCGAAGGGTCGAGATGACGAACTTTGATATAGTCCTGCGACAGACCTCCATAGGTAGCTCTCAAGATGTCATCGCCACCGTTCGCCATAGGCAGTCCTGCGGGTAAATCATACATTGCGCATTCTCTGGCAGCAGATGAAAGTGAATTGATAAGGTAGGTCCAGATCTCACCAGAATCAGTCATGATAGCCAAAACTTTGTGTCCGATCTGTTTGCTCATCTTGTCGCGTTGAAATTCTTCGATCATGTACTCGGGGAAACTGAACCAACGCATCAATTGCATGAAAAAGTACACTGCCCAGCCTTGAACGGCTTGGTCTTGTCCCTTTTGGTCATTCATTTGATACGAAGCGTCGACCGGGAAATGTTGCGATACCCAATCTCCGAACTCCTCAGGCGTTCGTTTGGCTTGGAAATACCAATAGTGAGGGCTATTCGCCATCAACTTGTCTAAAAGGTATATCCCGAAAGGGCCGTGCTTGAAGGTGTATTCATCAGCGTGGATAACGACGGGTTGTAAAGGTTTAGCGACACTAAAACCCCGATCTTTGGCCTTCCACTGCGTCTTCGCGGTGATCGTCAAAGGGAAATCCTGATCTGCTCGGTTCAAACTCATCTTCTTCAATGCCACACTACGATCTCCTCTGCGGAATTGAAAGGCCTCTATCGACTTTTGATACTTCAGTTCGTCCCACGGCACTGGCACAGTCCATCCCATGTATCGAGTGAAAGCGCCCCAACACAACTCGCCAAAAGCACGTTGTTCATGGAATTGAGCATAATTCCCCTCAACGGTAGAGTAACGAATTCGCTGTTTAACGGCGGCAAGAAATGAAGCTCTATCGCTAGCCTTTTGATCCAATCCCCAATTCTTCGTGGAAGGAGAAACGTACAGCGGATTTTCGTCGAGCGGTTTGGCTCTCAGCATACTGAAAAGTGCTGCCCATCGTTCTTTGCGATTCGCCCCGATCATCTCGTCAGCCATTTTCGTCATCAATGCGGTGGCATCTTTCCGTAACTGAGGAGTGTCAGGTAATTGTTCAGAGAATTCAGTCTCATACAATTCAGCAGTGTAACGCTCCATGATCCGCGCATTCTGATCTTCCTCGAACATCTCACGCATCTCAGCTGGTAGGTGAGTCGGTAAACGATAATCTGCAGGCTTGAAATCATACGGCTTCCATTCTTCTTCCTCGAACTCCTCAGTCTCGTCGATATGTAGCCAAAAATCAGGTCTGTCTTGATAAGCTTCCTCGTCATAACGCAAACGAGCTCCTGATCTCTGATTATCATCTGGATCGATAAAGTGTTCCAACAAATCCTCAGGGTAAAAGTGCTTCACGTGTTCCCAATTCTGCAATTTGGCAGGGGGTCCACTAAGCACCATCGCCATGCTCGGTGGCATGGGTTGGGTGACAGAAAATATATTGACCATATGTTTCTGATCCCACTCAATAGGTCTACCCGGTGTGTAACTTTCTCGATAATGACGTAACTCACGAAAAACGGCGTTTGCCTCTTCATACGCTTCACTCCTTCCATTGTTCCTCCACTTGTAAACGAACAATATGTGTTGAGATCTGGTCATGGCCGTATAAATCAAACGATGATCCGCCATTCGTAGAACAGCTTCATCCACTTCGATTATGGCGAACGGAAATTCCAGACCAACAGAACCGGCGTAAGTGTTGTTATCTCCTCCTCTCAATTGATCAGCCCAAACGGTGCCTACGTGAGCTGCGTAGAACTCTCCTCTTTCTTCCCAGAGTCGGATGATTACATCAGGCGCCACATTCGGGAAATATTGGAAAATGTCCTCTGCTGTGATTGGCATCACGTTTGAAAAATGCATTGAGGTCCACTTCTTTGAAAAGGTAGGAATACCGAAGAAGTTCGCGGCGGCTGTGGGCCTCCAAGTACCGACCAGATAATATTTACAATATTTCATGTAGTACTCGAGTTCTCCGAGTAAGTCGGTGCGATTCAATAAGCAATCGGAATTCGGCTCATGCCAAGTGCTCTGCCAAGGATCTCCAAGGAATATGTGGAAACGACAATCCGGATTCAAAATGTGGAACAACGCCATGTAGCCTTTCGGGAAGCGATTCTCATCCGTAACTATCAAGTTCGCTCCGGCGTATTTGGCAAGAGCTTTCTCAAATGTTGTGACCATCATTCCTGGCATTTTTCGTCCGTTCACTACTCGCAAAGCGTCCAATCCATCGCGCCACATCTGAGCCAAAGCATTGGTGGGTTCAATGACTGTGAAGTCACCGAGAATTCTGAAAGGTTTCAACTCTCTTTTGAGTCTTGAGGATTTTCGACAACCTGGTTGTCCTGCAATCACTGCCATGAACTTCTTGGTGGATGGGGGAACGTCGGTTGATGCCGACCATTCCTTCAATTGATCCATGTTTATCGGCTGTGACAAAAGGCCAGTTGTTCCTGCTTCCAAAGCTCTAGCATATTCGGCTGCTCGTTCTCGTTCTGGTTGCCATTCTACCCAATGCAACGCGGGCCATTTACCCAGATTTTGAATCAAATGCTGCTGACTGGCTGTTCCCAGTCGTGGCGGCGTCAATGGTTTGACTATAGCCAAACCCGGTGGTTTTGAAATACAAACAATGTGCGTTCCGTCCCATTTTAGAAGCACTTTGTGATTTGGGTCTCGCACCCCATAACTCTCAGTGATCAACCCATGATCGTCTACAACATCTACCCGTACTCCGTAGTGCAACGCAACTGGCCAAATAGCTTTGTGGGCTAGGAAATTGTGAGCGTGAAGTTCACTCCTCGGGAAGAAGGACAACATCTGGAAGAACACCTCAGACGTAGTTTTCCCCAATCCTTGAGCTAACGCAACAAGCAAACAGTCCTCAGCCGGATACTCCACTATCGGGAACTCAACAACTTCTTGATAAGGCACTTCCGCTAATCGGTGGGAAGTGGTGGTTGGGTAACGATTATTCCATAAAGTGGATTGAATCGCTTTACCAACAAAGAAATTGATAGAAGGTCTCTTCGCGTACAACTTCTCGAAATCGGCCTTTCGCTCCTCATAACTCAAAGGCACGTGCGTGGGGACAGTAGTCACCGTACTCGTCAAGTACGCAGGTCGGACTAATTGATGTTGCTCGTCTTGTTTGGCTCTCTCTTCTCGCTGTTTCCGGATCTCTTCATCATCCAACTTCCTGCTTTTGGGATCTCTGGCATTTCCAGTACCAACAGCTGGACCTTTGCTTGAGGGGTTGGTGAACACTCTTCTGTCCAAAATGCCCAACATTGTCTTCCTCATTTGAGCGTTCTCTGGTGAAATGCGGTTGTAAGCATGCCTTGTTTCACAGTAATCGTGATAAGCAGTCGCTGATTTCTCCAATCCCATGGCGACGTAAGCCTCATAACTCAGACAAGTGGAACAATGACGACGCACGCTCAACGCTTTGAGTTCAGGTGAATCAAAAAGCTTTGGCTTGCCATCAGTTGAATCGGCTTCACTGTCTACCACGGTTGAATTGCCTGAAGATAAGTCATCTGAACTGGACGAGCTCGAATCACTGCATGAGTCAGCAAACGGCGTATCGGTGTACAAGGAACTGGTTTCATCTGGTTCTTCCACTTCAGGCAGAGACTCCAAACTGCCCAACAACGGTTTGAGAACATGCCAGTCTTGTGGTGGCAATCTCCTATCGAGCAACTTGGGTCGTTTTGGATCCTTGTAATCCATCAAATGAGTCTCGACGACGATTCCGTTAGGTTTAGCAATGTCTTTCACCCTGTTCTCATAGACTTCGAGGAAATGCTTGGTTTGAGAAGCTTGAACAAACTCCACGCCCCACACTCGGCGATTCCAGTTGGTATTCGCTAAGAAAGGGAAACGAAGCAAACCCCCTTCGACCTTGGGTGACATGTCCACAACTTTTGAACCCAACTTGACGGTCCAACTGTCTATCCAATTGCAGAACTTGTGCCAGAAATTAGCACCGGGATCGGCTCCCACTTCCCAAGAAATTCCATAACCACGACCAACCTTGCAATCATGAACGATTGCGTTGATCGCGGGGAACACGTAGACTGGGTCTCGATGATTGACTAGTGCTCGATTGCGGTTCGCATAACGTGTCTTCCAATTCTTATCCGAAAATCTAATCAAGTGGCCAATGGTTTTGTAAAACAACTCACCTTTGAAACTGTCATAAGACTTGGATTGCAAATCGGCTGTGGCAACAATCTTGGCTGCGTGAAGTACGACCTTGATTAACCAAGCTTGATCGCCTACAGGGAAATACACGTGCTCGTCGGTCATGAACTGACGCATCTTTCCCCATTGATTCTCTGGTTTATCGTTTGGAAGTACTTTAGCGTACTGGAACATTTTGACGTAATGATCGACTCGGATAGGACAAGTAGCGGGTTGACCTCTGAAAACTCTCGGCAATGGCATCATAGCATATTCACGCTCGACTATGTACTCTGGTCTGGCGACATGGTAGCTGTAGAACATCTGCAATCGCAGGTGACCCTTCTTGAACACGACTCCTCCATTCCAAGTTACTTTGCCGTAAGCGTCAGTAACAGAGCTGATGAGTGTCATGGTTGGATCAAACGGCTGCTCATACTTGCCTCCTTCATCTCCTTCGGGAATATAGATGAGAACGGGACCATTCTTGCCTTGTTGAACACGCCAATCCGCGAAGTCTGGATTTGGTGATTGATTGAACTCTGTAGCAAGCAACGGGAAAATGTTTGACATGCCAATGCACACCACCTCAGGGTTGTCTTCTTTCAACTTGATCATGAACTCTGGTGATAGGTAGTGACCACTCTCATCACAGAACACCATGGGAGTGGTAATACGAGGCAAATGCCAAACGCCGTCAGGTACAGTACTTGTCCCGGCATATCGTCCGATATCTTTGAAGTCAACAATTGGGTTGACCAAAGTAAGTTTGAAATGATCGACGCCGTAGAGAGAATCTACAGCAGTCTTGACCATCGCAAAATGTTCGGGTTTCATACCGAGAAAAGTACAGTCGGATTTGATGAATTTCGGTAATTCGCGCTTATAAGTATGACGTCTTATAGCGGCATGAATCGGGTGCGGGTGTGGAATCACGTTGAACTTTGACCATGGAATGGCCAACTCCTCCATCATGTGTTGATTCTTCACAGGGATCTGATACGGGCAAATAGCACTGACTTCCTCAACTCCATCGCGAATCAGCGGTTGGACTAAGCGTTCGGTAGCTCCTCTTATCTCAGGCGAGTAAAATTGTCTCATGGCATCGTCCAAAGAAGGTGCAGCTGGTCGACCCAGAAGAATCCCGGGATTCGTCGCAATAGCGATGAGGATATCAGCATCTGACTGACAGATCGCTTTGTGAGGACAAGAGGAACCAACATCAGGACCGATCAGATTCGGAGTCCACTTCGACAACTGCTCGAATGAAAACCAACCAGGTTCATCTGGAGGGTTAGTGGAATGGCCTAAGAAATGCAAATCTCCATCGGCTTGAAATTCCAACTTGACGCGATAGACAACGTTCATCTCATGTTGGAGTGCCTCCTTGACAAAGGTCGCAAAGTCACATTTGATGGTGGGCTTGTGCTTGATGGCGTGGTTCGGCAGACGAACTTTGCGGCCTGCTAAAGTCACAAAGCAACCCCATTGTTCTTCCTCTAGTTGCGCCGCCAAAGGACGCAGCAACCAATCAGGACATGCTCGCCAGCAATCTCCAGCGCCTCCAATCTTCGTTTCGGGCAAAGCCATGCATTCCTCCAATTGACGTTCGTTATGAATAGCACAGAGCTCGCAGTGATGAATGCTAGGAATCTCTTCAATCTCCTGGAAATGGTCAAAAGGGGCCAATAAGTCCGTTAGGGCAGTCTCAAGAGTATCATCCCACATCTCGGTATGTTCCCAATCTTCAGCGCCAATCTGTCGCGCTCTATCATGAGTGGTCACAATACTCCATTGTAGGCTAGTAGGCCAATCTCTCCTGCGAATAACATGAGAACCTTGACCCACAAAACGAATCTGAGTGCCCCTAGGACGAATTCCTTCTTGCTTGAAATAGTTGTCAACAGCACCTATCTGGGGACGTTCTCCCAAGGTAGCAATTGCAGTCTCCCGTTTCTTTTTTGGGACGTTTTTCAGGTAACACAAACCTGGTTTGTTCGCGATGTTTCTCTTACCACCACGAACTCTGGTTCTTTTGACGGGAGTTTCAGCGCTAGGCGCTATATCATCCTCCTCGTCCAACTCGATCACAGTAGAGGATTCCAATCCAGAATAAGGATTAGGAAACTGCCTCTCCGGAACAATGACTTCAACATTCTCAACAAATTCTTCTGGGACATCAGGGGAAGGCGTTCTAGCAAAGTCTGCGTTGACATAGAACAAAGCCCTACACATGTGACAAGTGTGATTGACTTTGCACCATTGCCTGAAGCAAACGGTGCACATCTTATGATCACAAGGTAACATGCGGAAAGCAATAGTCGTCTCCAGACAGACATCACATTCCACCAACGGGATGAAATTTTTCCGAGGAACACAATCCTCTGGGCAAGAAACGGTCAGAACCGTGGTTCCATAACCATCCGGGTCGCAACGATGACATAAGTCACTTCCCTCTTCGGCAGGCAACTCAAAGCAATCCAAACAAACACGGTGCTGCTCGAGCTCTGTATAGGTTCCGAAGAACCAATACTTAGCGTTCTCGCGAGCAGTACCAGTCTTTGAAGAAGCAGCTCTGTGCTCACCACAACTAGGGCAGTTGTGACCGAAGAATTTCATGCGAGAAGGTAACCTCGCACGACAAGGTAAGTGCCACCAACTCTTGGGCTCGCTGACTTCTGCAGCTTGCTCACAATGAGAGGGGTACTTATGCGGGAAATCGCGCACAGCGCAACGACAACGGAAATTATGAAAACCACGTTCTGCCATCTCTCGCATCAAGCGAGGATTAAGCAGAGCGGGCATTGATATATGGTTAATATCAATAATCGAA